ATACTCCTGAGTCCATACAGTATTTGGAAATATGTCCTTTCCTGTTGATCCCCAACCGCAGGTAAGTACACCCGCAGGACAGTAATAAGCTTTTAACCTACATCCTTCAAAACGCTTTATAAGCTTGATAAGAAGCTCTAAAGCGGTCATTATTTACCTCTTGAAGTAAATACTCTATGAGCAAAATAAAAGCCTAGGATGACACCTACAAGCTCCTTATCCCACTCTGTTAATACAAATCCTTGTGTATATAAGCAAAACCACCATACAAGTAATGCTGTAGAAGCACATGCAGGTCTAATAGCTCCGTTCCATGCATCAATATAGCTATTGCCTGTTGATTGGTTTACAGTCTTTTGCGCGGCTATAAAAGCTTCTGCATCGAGCTTTTCAACCTCAGCGTCAGCTATCACCTCAACTTGTCTTATTTGTAGTTCGGACGAGACTTTAAGTCTTTCCATTTCTTGTTCGTGTTTAGCTTTTTCAAGGTCGGCTTGAAGCTTCATTGATTCTAATTCATGTTTATGATCTTGGTGTTTTGTCCAAGCGGCTGACACTTCTCCCCAAACCATGCGGAAGACAGAGCCACCTAAGAATGAAAATAGAGCGCTAAACATTATTTAAGAACTATGCTCAATAACAAAAGAATAATGGCGCCCGCAGATGCCATTAAAATACTTTCTAACCTTTTTAGTCTTGCACCTATTGCTTCATATCTTAAAGCACAAATTTCTTCGTGCGTGGATAAACGCAAATCAATCTCTTCGGTTTTATTCATAGCTATTCTATTTTATTGTATTTTTAAACAGGCTTAACTTCTTCGCCCTCTTTAGTTTCCTCAGGTTTTGGTAACTGAGGTTGTGCTTGTTGATGAATTTTTACAACTAGATTCCATGCACCTGTTTTGCTTGGTAATTCACCTAACCCTGCTAATACTTGATTAGTTTCATCAACTGTTAATTCTAGTTTAATATCTGCCACTTTTACTCTCCTTTAAATAAAATTACTTTTTTAAAAATCAATCGTTATGTTAAAAGCAATGGTAATTCTTTCTTTTTGACACGGCAAAACATAATGTAATAAATGCGAAGGAAACAGTATAATATTTCCTTCTTCAATTTCATTCATCTGTTTTGTTGTATCGCACAAACAAGAACCTTGAGCCGCATGACTGTAAAAAACAGTTTTATTAGGCTCTTCTAAATGTAACAAATAAATACCACTTAAATTATCACTACGTCCCGAATGAGAATGAACTTCTTGGCCTTGTGACTCAACATAATGATTGTACCAAATTTTAGTAACTTTAGATTGTTTTGGTATTTTTAAACTATTTATGTCATTAAACAACGCATTAATTGCAGGATAAATTTCGTTTACTATTAATTTAAAATATTTTGTATAATTTTCTGCGCTTTCAAAAAACTCAGTATTAACATCACACCTCCATATATCTGTCTGTTTATCTTTGGTGCTATTTAAATTATTATAAATTAAAGGCAAAAGTTCTTTTTTAATTTTGTCGTGTTCGTTAGCAGGCTTCCAAAAAACAAAATCAGATGGAAATATATGATGCATTTTTATCTAAACCTAGTGATGATTGAATATTTTCCATTTTTCTCTTCTTCAAAAATTATTCGTAAAATGTGTACCAACCTGTTGCTATATATTTATCGCAAGAATACACAGGATTACCTCTGTGTGTATGGGTATAAGAAGCGGGGAAAATAGAGACCGTACCTGCTTTTGGTTGCACCCTTAAACCTTGCCATAAAAATTCTGTTTCGCCTTCTCCGTCAGGAATATCATTTAAATAGACTGTCCAAGCAAGAACTCTATTTGCATGTTTTATACTATCTTGTTCTGAATGCCAAACATGATAACCTCCTTTTGGAGGTGTTTTTTGTAATTTAATTTCTAACGATGTAGCCTTTAATTGTTTTACAATCCAAAATTCTTCAGCATATATTTGAATAGCTTTATCTAAAATTTCATTAATTTTTAAAACTATTAAATTAGACGTATCATTTGATTTATAAAATTTTTGATAATCATATCTTTCCATTTTATCTCGGAAAAATTGCGTATCTCCATTATTGTCAATTTTATTATTTAAATCGTTTTCAAATGCCTCAATAATATTTTTACAATCTTCTGCACTTAAAACATTTTCATATATACCAATAAATTGATTATGTGTTATTTTTATATCGCTCATTTATATAAACCAAGTAATAATCGAATATCTTGTGCCTTGTGTCACAGGCATTATTTCATGAGGGTACATAAAATTAGATGGGAACATTAAGGCGTCACCTTTTTCTAATTTATATTTTAATTCTCTATTAAAAAACGCAAACTCTCCACCTTCAAAATCATCATTTAACATAAAAGAACAAGATACTGCGCGAGGTCTAGCTTTAAAAGAATCTGTGTGCTCTACATAAAAACAACCTTCAGGGTATTTTAGTAATTCATACCCACTATCTTCTTCAATTTTGCAGTGTGTAAATTTAGCATTATATTCTTGTATGCATTTAAATGCATAGTCAAATATAGAATTATCAAATTTATGTCGTACTTCTTTATTTTTTTGTATAACATGAGGGTAAGATATAACTATAGTTTTACAGTTTCTTATATTTTTTTTTACTTTTCCTGAGCCTACCCCTGAACCTACAACAGTATCCTGCCACTCATTACTATTTTTAAACTCATCTAATATTTCATCACACAAATTTAAACTTAATGCATTTTTGACTATATAAATATAATCTTCTAGTTTGTTATGTTGCATTATTTTTTCTATCAAAGAAAGCCCACCAATTTGATCCATTACTTTTGACGTAATGTAACATTACTTGGGTATAATTTTTTCCTTGATATAAACCTTCTCTCCAATGTTCAGCTTCACATCCTAAATACAAAAGCGCATCACCAACATTTAAGTCTACTTTTGCTTCATTTCCGTTTGGTTTTTTTATACCCAAATCCCATTTTTCATCACCATCTAAATGTACAGTAACACTTATCTCACAAGCGGGTCTGTCTTTATGCTTAATGAGAGTAGAATTGTTTTCATAAATTACACTATAAGCATATGTTGGCAAAACTTTTTCTTCAATTAAAGCAGATACTTCGTTTACTTTTTCACAGAGTAATTCAACAAACGGTATTGCATCTTGATAAGCTTGAGCATACAAACCAACATTAAATCTAGGATCTTGAATTAGCCTACCGTTGTTTTTTTCGTTTGCAAGCCAATCACTTAAATTTTTTGCTTTTTCTTTAGTTATAAAATTATCAATAACTACATAGTTATTATCTAGTAACTGTTGTTTCAAGCTCACTTTTTATACTGTTGTCCAAACTTCTTGAGGGACTGTAGGCCAATTAATATCTCCTGCAATAGGATTAACCGCATATTGCCTAACTGCATTTCTATAAGTTACAAAATCATTTGCGTTAGATAAATATGGATTACTTTTTGTAGGATCACTTACATCAGGAATTGTTGTCCAATCTGTTTGTTGTAATAAATCTATAGCTGTTTGTTTATTATCTTCTGCTGTTGGTGGACTTGGTGGAACAGGGGTATTAGCTACAGTCCAAACAGATAAACAGCAATCAACCCAAGAAGGAAGTGTAGTAATATCTTCATTTTGTTGATCCCAAAATTCTAACCATCCTGATGTTTCTTTCCATTGTAAAGCTCTTACGTTAGACGGAATAGCACAAGATGATAAATCAAGGGCTAAATATCCAACTCCATCTTTTTTTACATTTCCATCTATAGGTATAATTGTTAATAACATTTTTTACTCCTCAATTAATTTTGGTTGATTGCTATCTATAGAAGGATATGCAATTTTTGCGGTTTTTAATAATAATTGTTGGCTGTTTTCGTTAGCTTTAACCATTTCGTTTCGGAATGATTCCACAGCCGCTCCTGTTTGTCTTTGTTGTCCTGAGTTTTCAATAAGTAACATGGGCATCCAAGCGATTGCACATTGATATTCATCTACTTGATTACCTGTGTTTGTATCAGTGCCTTGTACTCTTGTAAACCATGCACATTGTAATCCAACACAATCTTTTTTAATTAACGGGCAAAATGTCCCATTCTTTAATTGCATTATTAGTCCTTGGTTGCTCTAATTACGTCTACATACTTCACAGCTAAATTAATTGCATTACCTGAGAAAGTACCTGAACCTGAGCTGAATGAGAATGGGTGAGTATGGTCGCCACCACCGCCTGTGGGGGCGGTTGAAATGTTAACATCTTGTGGGGTGGTTGTGCGATCTCCTACACCCGCGTTAGCAGGACCAGGTGCAGGGCTTGCGGACATAATTCTTTGTACATGGCTATGGCTTGGTATTTGTGGTGTCGTCAATGTCGTTGCACCTGCACTACCTGACACAGAGCTAATAGTTACAGAACCTGTTGGTGTTTGTGAAGCAAATGCTGTTGTAAAGCCTTGAGAACCACCTGTGGATGCTGAACCACTAACCACACGCAGAGCAGCGTTATCTTGATCTGTTAGTTTAGTAAACCCTGTCGGCGCGGCTGTTTGACCAAAAATCATAACCGTGCCTGCGGGAATTGTAGTTCCGCCCGCCGCAGGTGTTTGGAATGTTGGTAATGCGCCTGCACCGTTAGAAGTTAGTACTTGAGCCGCTGTACCTACAGAAGCGATAGCTTGAAAAGGGCCTGTTGTAGTTGTTCCTCCACAAAGTACAGCATATGCTGTTGTTGATGCTACACCCGTTCCGCCGTTAGCTACAGGAAGCGTGCCTGTTACATTAGATGTAAGGTTACAATATGTTGTAGATGCTGAGCCTGTACCACCATTAGCGATAGGTAAGGTACCTGTAACGTTAGTTGTCAGTGAACAATATGTAGTGGAAGTAGAACCTGTACCCCCGTTAGCAATAGCTAAAGTACCTGCTACTGTTACAGCACCTGATGTTGCTGTTGAAGGGGTTAATCCTGTTGAACCAAAAGAAATAGTTTGGACGTTGGTCGTAGAAGCAGAAGACGCAAGAAGTTTTACAGTTCCTGAACTGTTTTTAAAGTATAACTTTTCGTCAACCGTGTTTAACGCTAGTTCGCCCGCAACAAGATTGCCTCCTGTTGGTTGCGCCGACGCGGTTGTGCTGTAGTAGAGAGAGATTGGGGTAAAGCCTGCTTGTGCCATGATTAAGTCCTTTTATGCGTGAATTTTACCATATTTAAGAAAAAACTCCACCACTAATTCCGCTAGTTATTGCATGGGTGGTTGCGTTGAATGTTAATGCTGTGTCTGTTAGGACAGGAAGATTTCCTGTGGTTGCAGTCACAAATGAAATATAATTTGTAGCCGCTGATCCTGTTGTAACTGCAACATTAGATGCGTTTGTTGCGTTTGTTGCGTTAGTTGCATTTGTTGCTGTACCTACAGTCACTGAACTTGGATCTGTATACTGTGGAGCTGATGCACCTGCGGTTAAAATGTGTGTTGATGTACCTAGAGATAAGAATGTAGTAGCACCCGCTCCTGAATTATATGCTAGTGCGCCTGCTGTACCACCTGCTAAATTAGTTGCAGTTCCGACAGCTAAAGAAGATTGAGCTGTATATTGTGGTGCCGATGCTCCTGCGGTAATAACCGAGCCTGACGCGCCTAGAGCTAAAAATGTAGTTGCTGTAGCTCCTGTTTGGTAGGGAACTGATCCTGCG